CGCTTCCTCCGCATCTGCTTCTGTTCCGGGTGCATCCTGGGTGGAGGCCTCAAGACTCTCTCCGGTGCCATTGCCGCTAGTCGCGCCATCGGCCGATTGGTTCTGATCTGGCGGATCAGGATAGAAACCATCTTCGAGAATATTAACGTTGAAGGGATAAGTCTTTGAAGCAAAGTCGTTGTCGTCGCCCCAGCCGACAGTGAATTCATGAATGACGTCGAAGGAAAGATTAACCTCGATGAGTTTGGGAAGGATCATGCCTTTAACTTCGGGTGGTTGAAAGACACCATAGTCGGTGTTCTCTAAATTGTAATTAACGGTTAAGTTTTGGATAACCCCAAGGAGGCCCTGTTTGCCGGCCAACGAGAAGTCGCCGAGGTTCATCGGCACCGGTGGCGCGGTACTGGAATTCTTTTCAGTGATGCCGCGCACAGCAGTACTAGGGAGTTGTTTTTGAGTAAATCCCAAGACGTTAAGGCGCACAAGCGGAGACCGGGAAATGGTTTGTGCGGGGATGTTGCCAGTACTCACGCTCGAATAGGAAGGGTAAATAAACTGAACAAGGCGCTGGACCTTGGTGAGGTTCTCGTAAGCTTCGCCGGCGGTGGCGGCAGGAAGCTTAAAGGCCAGAGTAATTTGTCGCTGATTTTGCTTAAACATGTAAATGGGATCAGACCGTCCGTATACGGGCTCCGATGCCCAGTCTGAATTCCAGGTTTCACTGTAAATGGTGATGAATGCTTTAAAGGGAATAGAGCGATCACCATTAACTTGATAAAAAGTAATGATTTGATTTGCGTTGGCGAGAGCGTCGGAACCATCAACGAAAGGACCACTGGCTGGAGCCGGATCGTTCCTAGCCTCGTTGCCATCGCATTTGACTCGGTTGCCCTCTGTATCAGAACACACCCGCGGGCCTAAATATTTTTTAGAATTGAAGAATGCCATTTGTTAGGGTGCCACTGCCTTAATGGCGCCTTCACCTATCTCACCTTGCAGCACGCGTGTAGTGGCTGGGCCGTCTAGTTGAACCAGAATAGTTGCAGACGGTAACTCCCGGAGGCCCCGGAGGCCTGTGGGGTCGTGCCGGAAACTCATATCTAAATCAGGGTTGACGGTGACCATGTGGCGCACGGTTTCCCTGTTGAGGGTAGCTATTTGAAGCGCCTCGGTGGCGGAAACATTCACTTCAGCCTTGCGTGCCTCTTTCATAAGCTTAGTAAGGGCTTTAGTTTTGCCCTTGTCGATCTCGTTCACCTCTGTCCTGATATCTTTAAGGCCAGCTACCAAACCTCTAAAGGGGCTGTTAGTCCCGGCCAGCGCGGCCATCGAATCTATCATTCCGCTGATGGAATCGCCGGCCATTTTTATGGCGAAGCCTATCCCCATGGCTGCAACAGCAATTGCTCCAAGTACGAGGACGCCGCCCCATCCCCCAACAGAGAGTGCGGCGAGGGCAGGGACAAGATAATATAGAGAAGTAGCAAACGCCCCGATGGCCGCGCCGGCTGCTAGGATTTCCCAACCGCCTTCGAGTTCTCCAAAAGCTTTAACGAGGAAGGAGACGCCATATGCTGCCGCGCCTATTCCTACTCCCATCATTAATGCGGCTGCACCGAGGGCAAGCATTTGTTTCCAAGCGAGATTCATGAGAGGAATCGAAGCAGCCATTGGGCCGTTTGCCGCTGTATCTGCGCCGGCTTTGGCAATTAGCGCTGCGGCCCAGGCCCAGGTACCTAGAGTCATCTTCCCTATCAACATGATCAGCGGACCAAATATTTTCCATGCTGCGAATGCTGCAGCAGCTATTCCAATCCATTTAGCCCATTTTGTAACACTCTCGATGTTCTTATCGATCTTTTCTGCCATTTCGCGCAGCCAATCAATGAGAGGAATGAGAATAGGAATCATTTTTTGCAAAGAAAGAGTCAACTGTTCCATGAGATCTTTCATCTCTTTGGCTTTCTTTGCTTGATCGATCAATTCCGCCGATGTTTTGCCAACCTCGCCGGTTAAGTCATCATAGTTTCCGGAGAGCATCATGGCAAGATCGCTCACACTATCAAGACCAGCGGCGTCCGCGAAATACTTCCGCTGGTAATAAGACATACTATCAAACGATAGTCCAGCATCCTTGATTGAATCCCGGATCATGTTGAATCTGGTGGCGGGATCCGTTTCCATCATAAGGTCCATCGCATTTACAAAGTTGCCACCGAGTGCAGCATTTAATTTACCAGTTTGTTCTGCAGCACCTTCGAACGTGTCAAACTTATCGGTGACAGTCAGCACCTTCTGCATTTCCATACCAGTAATCTTAGAAACGAGGGCCAAATCTTTAAAAGCCTTTGTGCCTTGGTCGCCAAGCTTCGACAACTGCGTGCCTACTGTGGCATAATCTTGTGCCATCTGCTGGGGAATTACTCCCAAATCTTGTGCGAGAGCATTGATCTCCAAAGCGGAGTCGGCGGCCTGTTCTGCGGTCTGTCCAAAGGCCTTGGTGGCCGTTTGCATACCGGTGGCTACATCGCCGGCGCCGACGCCGAACTCACCAAGAATTTGTGTGGTAGCCGCTACTTGGCGCTGGGCGCTCGGGAGAATTAAAGTGAAGTCGGTAAAACTATTGACCAGCGCGGTATTCGCAGCGGTGGCCTCTTCAGCAGTGACGCCATATTTACGTGTTTCGTCATATACACTCGTAAGGTTGCGGGCAAAAGCTTCAGAAGTACCTGTTGCTTGTCGGAACTTGGATTCCATTGCATCAACTTGGAGGGCCAAGTTAATAATGGTGTCAATAATGCCGGTTACGGCACCCAGGAAGAGCCCCTTGGTGAATGCCAGCGGTCCTTCGGCAATTGCTTTGCCAAGCTCGGCGATCTTTCCAACATTCAATTGGGCATGCTGGCCATAGACTGCCATCTTCTTGCCCAGTTCGGAACCTTTTGCCACAATGGCCTTCATGGCCTCTTCTTGTTCTTCGAGTTCGTCCGTTATGTCTTTAAGCTGGTTGAGACGCTCCTTTTCCTCTTTGGTTAGGCTCTCGCTGGCCAGCAACTTAAGCTGAATTAATTCGAGTGCTTTTTTGTCAAGAGACTCTTGGTGTTCTTTGACTTCCTTTTGAAGCTGGAGTTTTTCATAAGTGCCTTCGGCAGCCAATGCTCTCGCCTTTGCGCTAGCTAAGGCTATTTCATCAAGCTTGATCTGCTCTTCGAGTTCTTTCTTATTGCCTTTCCTGGCTATCAGCTCTTCCGAGATCGCCATGAAGCGTTGTCGGTCCGCATCGAGCTGGGAGTTGGACGTGGCTAGTCGCTCCATCTCTACAAGCAATAATTCATCACTAAGCTTTTTGAGATCTTCTAGTGCTTTAACGTCAGATTCGTCGGCCATAAAAAAACCCTCGGGGTATTATACAATAAATAGCGGCGAGCCAAAAAAAATAGAGTTCTTATAAACTCTACTCTTTGGGCTTCTTCATCATGTGCGGCGGCATTGTGGGCGAGTTATTAGCTGTTAAGGTTTGGGTGCTCGAACCTCCCCCACCACCGCGAGCCTCTTCAACGGCCTTGTTTTCATCTTGGATTTGTTGGATCAATCTTTCAACAAACCACTTCCGCAATCCTACGGGCAAATTATAAGCTTCGGAGAATGACCAGCCGCCGGAGTATTTTAAAAAGAAGAACTGCTCATACACGTTCTCCATATATTCATCGGTCAGGCCAAAAAAAGTCCGCAGACAGCGGAACCTCCATGTCCGCTTCGTGGTCGCACTCGTTACAAACAAACGTTTGTGTTAAATCAATGTTGGGAGTCGCCAAATTATAGGCGGTGCGTAGGTGCCGGGAGTCTATGGAGGGCACATTTTCAATAAAGTATTGCAAGGCTTGGGGGGTGTCATCACCATTCACGGCCACAAGAATATTGGCCAATTGTTTGGTAACATTTCTTTCATGACCTTTGCGCTTGCGTTCTGCTTGCAAATCGTTCACAAGTTGCTTCTCATCAATTCCCCGCAAAAGCCGAAAGGTTACTGTTACCTGTGTTCTAGGCAGTATAGTATCAAAAGTTCCATCGTGGTTAGTGACGATATCATGATTACTTATATTCTCGGCCGTGTATATATCTGCTTCATTAAGATCGAATTCATACTCTTGAGTAACCCCACAATTCGGACAGCCAATCTGTGTTCCATACAGATTTCCATAGCCCGAAACTCGGGTTGCCACAATGATAGCGTTTCTATCACCCACCAACAGTGTATCAGGATTGATTCTCCTATCCACTATTAAATTCTGGATAACTCGATCTAGGGCTACGCCTTTCTTCAAGAGAGTGCGGGACGTTAATATGTCCTCTTCCTTTGCCGTCATCTGGCGGATTTCAATACTCTCTTGATTGTGCAGCGGGTGCCCTTCGGTATAATACTTGCCCTGTGAGGGCAGTTCTACAAACTCTGTCGGAACGACAAAGGAAAAATGACCGGCATCTGTGCCTTGGTCTTGTGTTAATTGTTGTGGAGGGGGTGCGGCAGTAGGCTGCTTCGTGCCCCCGACACGTTCTTTATTTCTGGACAACATTCACCTCGTTGTTTATGCTTTATAGTTGTTAGGAGGCCACTCCAAAGAAGCTGGTGCCTCCTGCGCCGGCGACAGCAGAGGAGCCGTTCGCGGTTTCTACGCGAGCCCAATCATACTGAAGAGTGATCGTTGTATCACTTAATCCATCTTCTCCGTAGGTCAGGTCGCTAAACTTCACAGTCTTAACATAAGAGTTCCAAAGAGTCCACGTCTCCAACGGGTCTCCCATCGCATCCAATTGCGTAATAATCACAGTGCCGAGCGCTCCGGCTGCCCGGGCTTTAGAAATACTCCCCAGGTCATTAGCGGTAGCGGGCGGGCTATAGCCTGATTGGGCTACAATGTCAGCAATGGTCGCAGTCACATCAGGGTTGACCGGATCGACCACGATTACATCAAGAGTCTGCCATGACACATTACCTGGATAGTAAAAGGTATGATTCAGATACTTGTGTTCAGCCGAGTTGATCTCGAAAGAAGGCTTTTGGGCGCTCTTGGCATACCACAAAGCAGCGCCTCCATTGGCTGCGTCGATTCCTTGGAATTCGACCAGAAACCTAAATTGTCTTTTAGGATCGTTGAGGGTGCTATCTTCAGCAAAGTTTTGAGACCAAAATGGCATTATGTTGAAACTCCTTATTGTCTAGTTTTAATTAGTGTCGTGAAGAAAAAACTCTTACATCTTTTAATCATCGAATGAGGCTCCCGTAGAAGCAATCACAAAGTCAATCGCAATATACTCGATGGCGCGTGCAGGCTTGACCATGATCTTGGCGTACAGGATGTTCTGATCGATAAGATCGGGAGTCGTGGTAGACTCGTCGAGAATCAATCGATAATCTGTGATAACAAAGTTGACCTTGGTGTTGGCCAGCAGCGGCTCGATGAGCGACTTGAACCTATTCCAAGTGGCTTGGACATTCTGTTCGAAGAGAACCTGCGTGGCGAGGACCGAAATTTGCTTCTTCAAGTAGATAACGAGCCTTCGCACGTTAATCCTATCCAGTGCAGACTGCCGCTCTTGCAACGTCTTCTGTCCGAACACTACAATCCCGCTAGAGGGGAAAGAGGCAATCGGATTAATCCGTGCTTCATAGAGCGTATCGCGCTCCTTGGACGTAAGGCGTTCCGATACATTTGTAATGGGAATGCCTGCGGCACCTTCGCTTAAGCCACCGCGGTTAAAACCTGCGGGTGCGAACCAAAGTTCGGAGGACTTCTGGGAGCTAGCTAAGACGCCCAGCATTGCTACCGAGGGCGGAATCCAGACGAGGCGTCCAGTATTGGCGTCTCGGGTTTGGACCCATGGATAGAATGTGGCACCGTAGCTGGAATCAATTCGGCGGGCCTTCAAATTATTGGAAGCATTAACCGGAGTGGTACCAATACGGTTGGTCACGTCGGATTTATAAGCTTCGGCAGCCGGAATATACACATCAGGCAAGTCAATAATAGACATTGCATCTGCGCGGTCCGCACAGACATTAATCATGTGCTGTGTCAAGTCGTTCATGGTGAGACCAGGGGCAACTAACAAGTTCATGTCTAACGCTTCGGGATCTGCCACGGTATCAATGGCTCGCTTCCAAGTGTAATAGATAGAACTATTAAGGTTGGTCGAACTGCCAACAGTCATTCCACCATTCCACATGGGATCGGGCACCTTAATGTCGAAACCATCGAAACCACCCCAGAATGGAGCAGTGAAGCTGTTAATTTCAGCATTAAGCAAAGTCTGATAATTAGAGACGTTATTGCTGTTCTCGGCACGTCGTGATCCAGACTGATAGTAATAAGCACTTCCAGACTTACAGATATCATTCATACTAAAAACATATGCAAACGCAGTTGCACCCGAAAGCTGAGTATCAGTTTGTCCGATAGGATCATCTGGAAAATCCCTATAGGGAAGACGGTGAACATCGCCCAATCCGAGTGCTGCGCGAGAACTAGCAGCAGATCTGCGAACGCTCATGCCCCAGAAGGCATCGGAAGCATTGGATAATCCACCGTCAGATGCGGAGTTGCGCAGTCGCACTTGGGGGAACTTGACGGCGCCAGTGGCGCTCACCCAGTCGATAGTACCAGAGGCGTTAGTTGTGCCGGCAAACGTTGATAAAAAGGCTCCTGGGGCCGTTACGCTACCACTCCGGAAAAGCATCGCGGGGCTCTTAATAAGCCCGGTGCTGGGCCAATAAAGAGTGGAGCCGCCACTTCCAGTGTCGGGGACAGAATTTCCCGAGAGAGTAGTGTTGCCCACCAATCCCAAGTTTCTCAGGCGAGGAGGCCCATAATAGCCGAAGGGAAGGAGGGGGGCATCATTGCTGCTCAAGTCCTCATTAACATCCACGCGTACAAAGTTGGATAGATTGTCATATTCGCCATATGATCGCAAGCGACGATTGGTCGAATCCCATTGTGTAAACTTGGTCCCAATTCGCCGGCAAATATAGTTAGGAGAAGCGGGGTCCATATTGAGATTGTCAAACCTCTCTACAATTTGTACGTCATTATCGGTATCTACCAGCATTCTCAAAATTACAGAGAACGTTCCGTAATCAGTGCTAGTGGAAGTAGATTGTCTAACCTTGTCGATAGACACCTTAAGGCTCTTGGTAAGCCATTCGCCATGGCCGCGGCCCACCAGTCGAAACAATTTTTTGGTGGTAGTTAAAGGATTAAAACTCGCGGGATCTCCTTGCGCATCTTGACCGATAAACCAGCCTGCGATAGCTTCGCGGGAAGCTTGGCGCATCTGTTGTGGGCCTTCGGTGGCGGTCCCTCTAGAATCCTGGGTGCCGCGTTGCAGCGGGAGGATAACTCCCAATGCGGTCGAGGAAGCTAAGCTGCCCGAGTCGCGGAGGAATTGTTCGTAGGACTCCCCGAGCCAATAATTAGTGGCCGAGTTGCTGTTATAAAAACTGCCGGCAGTGGAAGCCAATTGGGGATTGGTGTTAAACCGCTTCCGAATAAAGGTATCGGCATCATCATCAAAGCCAAATTTAAACTTTTGGGTTCCCTCTGCTGAACTTGAAAGCAGAACTGTGAATAATTTGTTAGAGTCGGTACCAATCACTGTGCCCACAGAGGCAGTGGTGGCCGCACCCATGTGAATCGTTCCACTCAAAGCGATAGATGCGGAAGAATTAAGATACCACACCGCCCCTAACGAGCCGGTTCCAAGAGTGGTCCCTACCGACTGACTGGGGAAAAGAAAGAGCCCGAATGCCCCTCCATTATTATCTTGAGCGTCTGTAGCTGAGGCCGCTTGAGGGGTGACTTTGGTGGTTTGCCATCCAGCAATACCATCGCCGGTGGCTCCAACTTCCTGTTGGCCCAGAAGGCGGATATAAGTAAGCGGCGCAACACCAGAATTTAAGAACGCTTTAGCAGCATACGTTCCATACATGGGAGACTGCGTGTTGCCATCGCGGTAAATGTCACCGCCGCCACGTCCTGGCACGGTGTCGCCGAAGGCGCCAACAAAGTCTGCATAAGATTCGACTCGGACGGGTTGCATCGCCAAGCCCCTTGAAGAGCGCCCAATTACTACTGGGCCGATATCGGCGGGGGTCTTCGGAATAAAGGAGTTATCAATCTCGTTGATAAACACTCCTGGAGATACAAATTTAAAGTTCTTTACTGACATATTGTTTTTTCCCTCATAATAAAGTATGGAATATGCGGTGCTGCAATCATAAAATAAATAGTATTTCTAATACCAAACGGCTCCTGAACTGAAAAGAAAACTTGGGGTTTTGTTCAGGAACTGCTGCCTGGGCCGCCTTTAGGGGGTGTGCTTCCATCCCAGGTGATTCCAAAGATGTTTGGCTCACCCGGAAAGGCGGTGCGTTCTTGGGGAAAGGAGATTTCCACAGTATTTTCATCCACACGCACAATAGGCCTATCGTCATTCTTGCTCTCGCCCATTAAATATCCAAGTACTTTAATACTAATCTCAGTACTGAACATGCGAAGATCTTCGCTCAGGTTATTAACATTATTACTTAAGGTAAAGTTCTGATCGATGAAGGCTTCGTACAAGTGTCCATTACGACGCATCACAAAGGAGTTTATCTGCCCGGTGCGTCCCATAAAGGGGGTCATTAGTTCATTAATCTGCTGCTGGAATTCGCTCTTAAGAGTGATCTTATAATCCACGTTGATATAAACAGGGAAGGGTACCGACAAAGATTGAATGACGACTTTCTGATTTTTGCGGGGATAATATCGCTGTTCGGTTCCATCGCTATAAGTCCGAGTACCAGAGGCCACGGCGAAATTCCGGGTTTTATCCTGTACTATTCTTTTTGCAATTACAATCCTGCCTGGGCGCCCATTCTTGTTTTTAGAATAATAGTTTGCCTGGAAGCCTCCTTTGCGATTAGGATCCTTAACAATGCCGGTCCTCTCTACACTGATGACAGGGAGCTTTAGGGCGCCGGCATCATCTCGCAAAGACTTCTCATGTTTAATTTGATAAGAGCGCTCAGGAACCTGCCATAAAACTGGCACCTCTGTGAATCCCTCGTTGGTGCTCGTGGAAAGTTTAAGATCTTCTTTGACCCACGACATTAAAGCATAGTCTATAGTCTCGATAGTAGACTCTAGCATTCCTACTTCTTCTAGGTGGAATTCACCACTCCCAGTGGGCAACATTGCAAAATCAAAATTATCAGGTAGCATCGAAGAGTCCCTTTCGAGCCCGCTTGCAAGTGGCGGCGATTTCAAAACTATGATCTACCTGCCCAAAAAGCTTTTGGGGCTCCGACAGTTTCACTATCTCATAAAAATAGTCACCATATAATACAAAGTCTCCTTCACGCACATACAGATCTTGATCTTCAGTTAGTCTGCGTCGGTGGAAGTGGATCAGAATTTCCCAACTCTTATCAACTCCTACGTTTTCCATATAAGAAGTTTGATATTCTGTAAATTCTACCAGTGCGTACACACGGACGGGAGGTAAGTACGTTTTTTCTATGGCCTCTCCATACAGTTCGTGAAAATTAGTAATTTCCAAATCGATGGGGTAGTATAAAATTTGCTGGCCAATGACTTTTTCAATTAATTCGTCATTGACCTGTTTTACAAGATCGCGCTCTTTCTTACCTACGAAGAGAGGCGGGGGGGGGTGCAGCCGGTCTTTTCCATTCGTCAGCCATTCTCTATTTTATCCTACAAAAATGGGCAACGGAGAGTATGTAAACGTCTCCGCGGTTGCCTTAGCCTTTTCTTGATCTTGCTTAACCAATTCGGTGTATTCCATCTCCTTCAACATCTCTCGAAGTTTATCTTTCAAGGCCGCTTGCTCTTCTTTGGCTTGTGTAAGTAACTCGGAGAAGTTTAATGTTACGCTTTCGCCCGGGATAGGAATAGTAGTAAACTTTCCACGAATTTGCCCTAACATCTCTTTGCAGACGGCTAGCGCATACTTCCGAATCCATTGTTTTCCGATAGCATTAATATGTTTATAGGGAAGATTCGTAAAAGGCAATGTATTAAAATTGTTCACTCCATTAATACTGCCCGTCACATCTGAGGTGTTTGCCCAGGCGTCACTTTCAACCCGAAACCTGACCCAAATTCTATCCAAATCTCCAAAGCCCCAATAAGTAGGGGGCGGATATAATCTTAATTTGCCGTCTATTAACTCATACGAATAATTAGAAGTACGCGTGGTAATAGAATCTTCATACATAATGGCTTGAAGTTTGTTCTGCCACGTAGGGATGATCTCAAAAGTAGAATCATCGGCAAACTGTCCATAGGTAGAATAATTCCCCACGACGCCGATGCCTCCATAATAGCCATAGAAGCGCCAGACTGCCCTGGGTGACATGTAAAAAACCTTTTGGACTATAACCCTCTTATTGTCAACTTTGCCGGCATACGGGACGGGACTGCCGCGATCATCTTCGCCGGCAGCAGACGCGCTAGCGATAATGGCTTGAATATCGTAATCTTGCACGTCTTCGGTGGGCTTAAAGGAAGCCGAATATTCAGGAACTGTTCCTCCCATGCCTGCGACAGCCGATAAGCCATCTCCTACCTTCTGTGCATATTCAAATTTAAAGCGGGGGTATTTAAGATTAACGTTGGCCGGCCCGCTTTTGGCGTCTCCCTTGTGATCGAAAGTTCCAGTGGTATTTCCCAAGGCATCCGACAGCATATTCTTGCTTTGGTGTAGGTTGACGATATAGGAGTATTCTAAGACTGCTTCTTCATATGCTGCATAAACATTGTTGGGAGTCAACTCAATATCAACAACATCCCCACCGAGCTTTTTATATGTATAGGCCACCTGCATCGAGGCGCCACTTAGAAAATCAGCTGATCCCGTGTATACTCCGAAGGGACAGCCGGCCGCTACCAGGGCTGTACTACCAGTCGATGTTAAAACAATTGCGCTTGTTTTTGATATAGGATTTAAGTTGGTTGGCATTGATAGAATCTCCCGCTACATTAAATAGTTGCCCAGCAACAAACCTCCTGCAAGAAAGCCATAAAACAAAAACCCTCCATCGGAAAGATAGAGGGTTTTCTAAATATTGTTTTTAAGATTTAAGCTTGTGTAATGATATCATTAACAATCCCACTCACATACCAGCTGGTTCCATCGCTCCACATTTCTAATGTATCACCGATCAGGGGATTAGTGGCGTGTAATGTTAAACTAGATTTATTCGTCACTGCTACACGCGCAACGGTGGCACCGTTCGTATTGTGGTGGTAGCCCCCCTCTATAACTGAATTTCCACCATTAATGACATGCGCAACCGCAGACGTCGCCACAAAACGAAAACTTAGTCCCGCTTGGACCGATGGCAGTGTAACCGTAGAAGCATTAGAGCCGCCCAGTTTTACAATGGCGCCAGAATCATCTGCAGTCAGGGTCTTTGTTGCGCCGGCGCCGGTCAGCGAAACTACCTGCTTGCGCAAACCTTGTAGTGTTGCTTGGTTCATTTGGACAGACGTTTGTATTTCTGTCATTAATTTCTTTAATCTTGCTAAATTGGGTGATACGGCCATATCGATTTTCTCCTTACCCTCGCGGGGCCCTATTGGTATTTTTAAGTAGTACCTTGCATAACAAAAAGCCCCCATCTTTCGACAGGGGCTTAATGTTTTTAGTGACTATAACTAATCGTTATCAACCACCACTCTGACCTTCCAGTCCCTGTACGATGACTAAGCCATACATATCAGGACGGACCATCTTCTTGGCGTAACGAGTCATCACGCCCTTGCGGGGCACGAAGTCTTCCGGGCCAAAGATGGTAGGTGTAGTCTGCAGCGGCACATAAGGTGCATACACGTATCCACTTTCAAGGAAAGAGGATCCACGTCGCCCGACCAGAACCACATTCCGTGGGAAGTACGGGTCAACATAGACGTCGAACTTCTTGGAAAGAGATCCTACCTTGACGGAACCGATGCTACCCTGCTCATCATCATGAGTCACGGAAGCGCGGAATCCAGCGGTGAACTCCAGGACGTTTGCAACTTCGGGGCCACAGACCACAAAGTTTGCTCCACCACGGAGAGTCTTGCGGTGAACGGCCGCAGACACATCGTTGATTGTTTCAGCGAGAGTCTCATACCATTCAGACACTGTACCGGTGAAATCGGGAGCCTTTGCAGACGCACCCACTTCCATACCCGTCACGCGGTTCACAAAGAGACCGGGTGAGCGAGACCAGTAAAGCGTTGCCGCCTTAGCACCATTGATAAGATCCGCAAGGATCTCCTGGTCAATCTCAAGAGCAATCTGTTCAGACAGAATGCTAGTAAGCTCAACCTCGGCATCAAGGTTGTGGTATGCATTAAGATCTTGTCCTAATTCAGGGGTCCACTTAGCCTTGAGCTTCTTGGTGTTAGCAGTGACAGCCACACTATCGACCTTGATGTCGATTTCGGGGATGTTAGGATTGTTTTCCAGTCCCCAGGAAGTCTGACCAATAACCGATCCCAGCGCATTACTGCCACTGAAGTGATCAGCCAACGGATAAGACAGCACGACACTCGTACCCGTAAGAGTGCTCAACAACGCAGAAGAACTGACGGTGCCCGCATAATCTGCGACAACGATCAGTCCAGTAGCATTACTGGAACCACTATAACGAGTGAGACGAGCCAACTGAACGCCAGTCGGTGTGCCTGACCCAGTGAAGTAAGAACGCTTATATCCAGCAGAACTAGAAATAGTTACTGCAGGGAAATCGTCCTTCTCAAAGCGGGTGAGCCCACTCACGGTCCAAGTTGCAACTGCCACCTCAGACGATCCCGAGGTCAAATCGGGGTCGAAACGAACGAGACGATCCAGTTCGGCGTTTTCACCAAACACACCACCCGTCAATGCAGTAAGAGCAATTGTCGCGGAAGCGGTCGGAGAAGAGTAGCCATTGTTCAACATGTACGGACCAAGTTCGGCCTCGTTACCACTAATGTCTACACCACCGGTGATCTCGGAACCAACCACGTTACCACCGTACAGCGAACGCCCAGAGTCGTTTACCGATTGGCTGGTGGGACCACCATAACCCAAGCGGGGAAGACCTGCGCCCTGTTCCGAAACGGTGAAGTCGAGGAAGAAGATGAGACCGCTAGGCAGACTCATCGGCTGAACGCTAACAAGGTTGTTAGCAATCAGTCCCGCGAAAACACGACGGACAATGGGGAAAGCGACGGCCGCAAAACCTTCGACATCTCCACCAGCCATTGTGGAACTTTCACGGAGAAGCTCCTTTGCTTGATTTTCAAGCAAGCGAGCCATGGTGTGGCGGGTACGTTCCTGGTCCATTCCTTCCAGAAGTCCAGTGCGTTCCCACTTTTGTAACAATGCGTGCCCTTCGGAACGCATGTCCCGGTTAACCACACCTTCAGTTAACCGTTCAATAATACCAGCCATTTTAAAATACCTCCTATATTAATGTATTCGTATCTTATTTGATACCTGCTAGTCTTTTCATCCTATCCGCTAAGGGATCGGATGATGTGCTTTCCTTGCGGGAAGCACGGATAATAGAAGTACTACGACGACCAATTGCTTCGTTCAGCGATTGTGGTCCACGATTTGGGGTGGACTCCACTGTACTTTCAAGCGTTTGATGGATAGTCTTAGCTTCCATTACTGAACCAGCTTTCGAAATAGCGCCAGCAATTTTTTCTTTTTGCCGCTCATTTAAGGAGGTATTTCTCAAAACACGGTTCGTGTATAACAAGCGAGCATTGGAAAGATTTACATCTTGCAAATTCTCTCGTAGCTCTTCAGTTGCTTGCTTGTATTGTGTAAGGGTCTCAGAGAGTTGTTTATTTTCGAAAACTAACTCTTCTTTGGCCTTTTTCAAAATTTCCATATCTTTGGCAAGATCGGTACTTCGGCGTTGTGCAAAAGCTTTCTTCATTTGCCATTCGATATCATATGCAGGACGGCCGGCCCAGCCGGATAAAGCAGCCCCCATGTCAACGACCAGTCGTTCAACAAGGTCGTTAATCAGCTCTTCAGAGATTTCAATTTCTTCTCCTAAGCCGGTCTCTTCGCCGGCAAAAGAGCCAGGATCTTCGGGCCCTTTCTCATCTTCATCTTCTTCATTTTCTAAAGCATTAGTACTCGCTGCAGTGGCTGCAGCACTCCCAGCAAGGGCTTGGCCACTGTCGGATCCGCTTCCTTCGGAAAGAAATGCAGTCAATTCGTGCATGCTCAAATCTATTTCTTGGTTGTCGCGCAAATCCTGCACAGCTTCTTGAAGCGCATCAAGGTTAATCTCAACATCAATTTCCTCTCCGGCGTGGGGGAGCTTGCTCAAGTTGGTACCATCATTTTCAGAAAGATTATCAGTAGCGGCCAAAGGAATATCCGCGGCTACCACTTCTGCCGGCTGTGCCGCGGCTTCTTCTGGTGGAGCACCAAGGTCTCCACCAAGATCCCCACCGAGATCTAAGCCTCCTCCGAGATCAGCTTCTGCTCCGGCGCCGGCTGGGTCGCCTTCCGGGGCTCCAAGATCTGGGACTTCTAATTCATCTTGTTCTAAGATTCTATTAAGGGTTTCTCGTACTTCTTCTGAGTACTTATCGATTACACTTGTTTCCGCATTTTTGAGTGCGGCTTCGCGGAGAGCTTTTGCATCTACAATAGCATCTCTTAATAAACTAGACATTCATGTGCTCCTAAATGACATTAATTCAAAATAAATAGTCGTCATTATTTCAAAAAGACGAATATTATGAACCTCTGCTGCTGATAATCCACCAATTTTCTCCATCGGATTGGACTGTTCTACTAGAGTTGTTCATTTTTAATACTATGTCGGTAAAAAGATCGATGGTGCCGCTGGGTGTTTTGATGGTAACGTTTTCAGTTTTAAGAGTGTATTTCTTTGCATGCACAATCTTTACATTAATAATACGCCCGGTATGAAGACCCGGTGCGGGCAATTCTATTGTAATCTGATTCTCGGCGCTGTCGGCTACGATGGTATAATCATCATCAGCAACCGTATATGGGCCAGTGGTAATTTTTTTAATCGGCATTCTCACACCCCCGTGCACCTGAACACTGGGAGTCTGTAAGGTTTTTGTTGGCGAGTGGTAGGTCAAGTCAGAACTAGCAACGAAACCGCTGACTCCTTTAATTTGAATTTGACCTGCACTGCCTCCCGGGTGTAGGGATCGGCTTTTAAGATAGCCTTCATGGATATTTTTTAGAGTAGTCTTTCGGATTACCTGACGAGAGCTATCGTAAATCATAACAAGGTCGTCGTCGGCCAGGGTTTGACCACCATATGTTAATTGGCGTAATTCATCGAGTTTCATCTCTTCGAGATTTATTAAGCTTCCTGCCGGAACTTGACGCAACTCGGCACCTTCTCCCTCCAGTACCGCGGTAATCCGAGTATCCGCTGTTTCTAATTGTTCTTTTAAGGTTTGTATTTCCTCTGTGAGGAACATTTCGGATGGGACATGTACATCCTTATGATAAGCCATATTCTATTTTATCCTCGCTGCTAATAATTAGAGAGTTGCTGAGTTTGTTTTCACTATTATAAGTAGTCTCCATAAAAAGAGGACACCCCCCATAAAGAGGGGTGCCCAATATTTTAAGAGAATCTGCTCTTCTAAACAAAGTTTAGATTAGATGATTCGCCATAGGTTTGTATCCACATAGATAAGACCAATAGATCCATAAGGTGACTCAAGTACTACAGCCCCCTCGTTATCCACCTTGTGAGAACCTTGACACTCAATGGTAATATCAGCGACAGGAGTTGCTGTCGGATCGACACCAGCACCAGCTTTGATATAAACCACATCTCCTGCGGTTGGGCCGGCCGGAAGTTTTACACTTACAGAACTAGAGATAGTAGCCATATAGTTCATACCTGCAGCAGCAGTTCCACTGACGGCAAGCAGTGCAACAGTTACACTATCACCACCAGTCGTATCAACACTCAGCACACCATCGGTGGCTGTGATACCCGTTCCAGCTAGCTCGTTCGCATAAAGAGCGAAAGTCACTTTCTTGAGTGTACCGTCTGTCTCGAACCAAGCCAACGAATCAGTGTCCACGGCGGGAGTCTCCGCGACAGAACCGCGAAACTGGCCAGTGGCACCGGCAACAGTTGCCGCACCAGAGAGTGCACCAGTAACACTCAGCGTTCCACCGAATGCAGCGTTACCAATAAAGTTAGCTTTAGCCGAACTCGACAATAAGCCAGTCATAGTAACAGTTGAGATACCAGAAAGTGCACCGAGATCGGTACCACCTCCACTTTGCAGATTCAGCGAAGTACCTCCGATGGTGGTACCATCGATAAGCGTACCAGAAATGGTGGAGTCGGCGCGCAAGGCACCTCCCACATCTAATGCGCTATTAAGATTTACCGCGCCGGTGACATCCAAAGTGCCAACCGCCATTACCGCGCCAGCGGAGCTTACAGTAAACTTGTTACCAGCGCTGTCAATCTCGATACCGCCATCGAGGTTGGCCAATCCACTAGCAGCAATCGTTGTTGCGCCAGCAATTGAACCAGCAGCAGTAATACCACCAGTTTGAAGTGCTAACGAAGTGAGCGTACCAGCAGTACCTTGAATAGCAGCACCAGAGACTGCGCCAGTAACATTCAATGCTGCACCAACTGCAGCGTCACCTTGAATGTTCAGGTTGCCTGAACCGGATATCAAACCCTCGGCAGTAACCGAACCGGTACCAACGACCGGTCCTACTCGCATAGATCCGCCTAATGAGCCAGATCCTACTTGAAATTTATAAGCCATATTTAAAAACCCTCCATATTATAGTTTTTTTTAGGCAGGATGCTTGTTATACACTAAGCACCCCAAGCACCATAGAAAGACTATGGGCTCGCTATTAATTAGTGCTCTGGCGGCGTTAAAATATCAGTAAATGTAGTATTTATCCACGCCATTGCAATAAAGCTGAATTGATGCGTGAGGTGATTCCAAAACTATCGAATTTTGACCATCGATTGTTTGGGATGCACTAGCGTAAACCGTGATATTGTTGCTGTTCGCGGCGCCTCCTTCATCTTTCAGCACTACTGTCTGCCCATTGGTCAAGGCTGCGGCATCGGCTAATTCGATAGCGAAGGCGCCGGCGCTAGAGTCCAATCCGAGGAAATAATCTGCGGAGGATGCGGTGGCCACAGCGCTTAGTGTGCGCCGATTATAAGATACCCCTCCTGATAAATAAGCGGAGCCTGTCACTTTTAAGAAGCCCGAGGTTTCGAAGCCGGTGATAGTGTAAACGCGCGCAGAGCCGGAAACATTTCCCGCACTGATTCCCGTCAGATTGCTGCCGTCGCCAAAGTAAAGATTGGCATGGACGCTCCCGGTTACAGCCAGATCTCCCGACGAAGAAAGCGACCCAACAAAACTCCCTCCCGCAGATGATGAAATTCCCCCGCCTAAAGTAGCCGATCCAGTCACCTTTAAATAGCCAGAGGTTTCAACACCCGTCTCTGAATAGACCCGTGCGGAGCCTGACACGCTGCCGCCTCCCCCGCTTATTCCTGTAAGGCCGCTGCCGTCCCCAATAAAATAAGAAGCGGAGATTCCCACACTGGCTGTGAGATCACCGGTGATATTAAGAAGGGAGCCGTCAAACGTGAGATTGGATTCGCACGTTAATGTATTGGCATCTCCCCCTACATTGGTGATGATGCCATTGTTGGTGGCATTTGATACGCGTGGGACATATTCAATGTCTGACCCATCGCCTTTAAAAGAACCCGAGACAAGGTTCTCAACTATTAAGTCACCCGGAAGATATTCTTGGGAGGCGACCACTGTGCCGGATAATAAATTGTACGCCATTTAGCACAAGACCCTCCATTAGAAAATAAACCATTTATCGACACCATCTGAATAGAGATTAATCGAAGCCATGGAGCCTGTAATTACATAGTGTGCTTGACCATCAATTGTGTCTCCTGCTGAGGCAGAAACATGAATTTTTGTGCCAGATCTCGACGTAACCTCATCTTTAATAACCAACAGCTTTCCGATACCCGCCGTAGAAGCACTCATAACGCAATAATCGGTATCACTATCGCCCGCATTAATTCCCACGATATAACTGGCCTCCGAAGAAGTTTGCAGGGTGGTTGTAACATCTTCATAACTAACATTCAGGCCCATGACAGTAGTTGTGTAGGTGTTGGGATCTACAGCTAATATAACATTACTATTATCTCGATACACTGAAAGACTTCCTGAGATTTTGTGATTGTCACTTATGCTATCTCCCAGAGTTGCGGCGCCTGATACAAATAGAGGGCCCTCAGCAACTACCCCTCCTTGGACCGATAAGCCAGTGGCCCCCGAAAGTGTGGAGGCGAGACTCACGGCGCCGGATACATTTAACGCGTTGTTTAAAACAGTATTGCCTACAAAGGTTGCCGGGCCCGAAGCTGAAATGCCCGTGGTGACGGTGCTGCCTAGTGTGACCATTCCGCCGGCGTCATCATATACGAAATCAGGATTTCCCACAATCGTATCGCCGTCCGAAAATACTGCTATACGAGTGTCGGCGCCCGCACTGGCATTTAAAATGCCTGTTAGACCGCTTCCGTTGCCATAAAAGGTGGCCGCATGGACGGCGCCGGTTACTGCCACATCTCCCGATGAAGAAAGCGAACCGGCGAATCTTCCGCCGGCCGAAGATGATACTGCGCCTGCCAATATGGTAGCGCCCGACACATAAAGGCCGCCGCCGAGAGTGGTGGCTCCTACGGATTGAAGGGTAGAAGCACCTGAAATTGAGCCAGTGGCCTTAAGCATTCCCGATGTCACGACGGCGCCGGCCATGGTGGCGCCAAGGGCAGCAGAACTAGAAATCTTACTCGCTAGTACAACGTTGCCCGACACGCTTAAAGCATTTCCTAAAACGGTGTTGCCTACAACGATGGCAGTATTAGAACTAGACAAGGCGCCGCCTAGTGTGGTAGACCCGGAAACATAAAGGTCGCCGGTACCGGCACTAGTTCCCACCATATACAAACTACCAGTGCGCATGTGAATGTCGTCGTTGGTGTCACCAAAGTAGGTTGATCCTGTGGCATCAATCGTAGTGATGGATTCCACGAGCATGTTGCTCGCTGTGATGGTGCCAGATACAAGCAGCGCGCCTGTTAATACTAGCGTGCTCGCTGCATAACTATACGCAGAAGACGTATAATAAATAAGGCTTTGGGAGCCAGTCGCTGCTTGGGAGCCGCTTAAAAATAGCAAAGAGCCGGTGGGCCCATAAATATTGGCCCCGGCTGAACTACTGCAGTTTATGTATGCCCATCCAAATGCCATAGGCCTATCCTACCCCTGATGAACCTGACCAATTTTTTCCTTCGGCGGTGGATGTGAGGCGCTGTTCAATGGAGGTAAGCCCTGCTATCACATCTACCGTATTGGATCCCGAAATCCACAGAGATGATACTTTCAATTCTAAGATTCCACTATCTCCATACCCATGACCATCGGCAGTATCTGCCTCCGGTACAGTGAAGTAGTTGTTAGAGCCGGTCATGCCAGAGAGAGAAAAGGCCACTTTGCATGCATTAGTAGTATCCCTATTGATAACCTTCACCCATCGAGTCACATAGGGAAAGTTAAGCTCATAACCTCCGGGACGGCTAGCTTCTAAACAATCGATATTTCCAGAGGTCCAAGGCTTTCCACTCACCTCGTATGCTCCAACATGATTTAAACCCACTTCGGGCCACTTGATTGCCATTATAAAACTCCTAAATTTTTAATATTCATTATAAATAGTCTCTAAATATTTCTATTACGTCTTTCTTGTGCTCTTCGACGTTTTTGCTCTTCGCGCATGCGCCGGCGAGCAGCTTTAATTCTTTTTTCTTTCTTGGCGACAGAAGGTTTTTTATAAGCCTTCCTCTTTTTAACTTCATCGATGATGCCAGCTTTCTTCACTTTTTTAATAAAGCGCCGAATCATTCTTTCGGGGATCCCCCGACATTCTTTTGCTGTAACTTTAACGTGTGCGCCGTGAGCCATGTTTATCCCTATTTTAATGCTTCCCAAATGGCCGAAGAGTTGCCCACCAAAGAACTAATGTCTACGCCCGCATCAGTAGGGGCTCCCAGATCTGCTCGGCCAGCGGGTGGGGTATCACTTTCCATGGGAGTAGTGCCTTCGAACAAGTCCATGCCATTGTATCCATCGCGACCGATAGAGGCCATTAAACTCTTGCGGTGTTGTTGCATTTGAGTGCGTGATTGTAGGGCTTGCTGCTGCTGTTGAGCCGGCTCACGGGACGGTGCCCGGGCGGGAGCGGCTTTCTGAGATTCCACTATAACGTTCTGTTGTAAACCTTTGGTTACTTCTGCTACCACATTCGAGAGAAGCCCCTCTTCTAAAAGAACTTCATTAATGCATTCTTTTACAATGGGTTTGATAAGTTGTTTGAGTTCTGATTTCTTCATTAATCTTCCTTGGATTCTATTCGGCGGCTTGTTCAGCTTTGAACTTTTTCAATAAAGCTTGAGCCTTGGGTGTTCCGTAGGCGTCGACGGCTGCATCCAGGGGTTCTCGGGGCGGTACGTTATCCTCCGAAGAATAACATTTGCCCTCTGGATCGCGCACTAGCCCCATCTCGTGCCATACCTTTTCCTGGGGAGTGTTGGCGGGGCACTTGTCGGCCGCCATGGCTTGCTGGATCTCGGGCAACTCCATTAGTTGTGCTAAAAGCATCTGTGCTACCTTCTCGTCACCGGCTAGCTCCTCGGCTACGGCCTTGGCGCCGGCTATCTCATCCTTCAACACCTTTCTTAAGAAAAGCTCGGCGCCGGCGCTAGTGCCCATGGTGCTACCTGCTGCGGCCACGCGAGCGGTATTTTTCGCGCCGGCGGCTACTTGAGCACCTTTTTTATAAACATATTGAACCATCTTAAAGACGGCCTCATATAAATTACGTTCATTTACAACCTTTTTTTGCATTTTTAACTGCAAGAGTATTATCTTAGCTAGGCCTTCCAAACCGTCTCCCCACATATCTTCTAGCTGGGCACCGACTTTTTCTTTAGTTGCGGCTAAGGCCTCTCCAGCATCTTCTAGCTCGGCTTCTCTAAACTCAGGGCTACTCCAAAACTTACTAAGATAAGTTCCCACCCGCTGTATAAAAGCCTGGATCTGTTCTCTCATGCCTTCATCAAGCAGCATTTGATTAAGCTCTTCCAATACTATTTCTTCCTCTAGATAACCTCTCCAGCTTTCCATGAGAAGTTGATCTTTCTCAAAACTTGACCAATTTTTACTCACTTTCTAAGACCTCGTTGAGCAGTCGGTTAATGCGATCTGCTTTAGTGAACACGTTAGGGGTACTCAAATCTTTTGCTTCTTTCATCATATAGGCGCCGGGCGTAGAAGGCTCCGATACAAAATCAAAACAGATAAGTTGGAAGTCATCTTCTACGATTGTCTGTCCTTGGGCTTCGCTAACAGATCCCATGCCTCGGGATGAGATACCAAGCTGTGCGCCGCTGTTGACAAGGCCGCGAAGGATATTGCCAGATGGGGTATCAAGCACTTTGACTTTGCCCATCACGGCTTTGTCTTCCATCCACACATCTGTTACCATGTGGGAGGCGTTCTTAAGATTAATGACTGAATCATCGGGGTGATCTAGTTCGCCGAGAGCGCGATTCTCTTTTACTAGTTTCTTATAATTCCCTACCTCGCGCATCAAAACTTTATAGGGATAGACGCGTCCGTTTCCATTTTGGACGTCAGCTTCTTGGAGTTTGCCAGAAAGCATCATCCCGCCATTAGAAACGAATCTCTTCTCTTCTTCAGTTAATAAATCTTGACATACGCCGCCTTCGCAGAGGGCATAATATTCACGCAATAAAACTTTAGCCATAGCTAAGAACCTTTACAACAACGCCGAACGGGTTGTAGTCTCCATTTGCTAATCCATGTATTTGTATTCATGTTTAATTCCTTCGTCTCCAAAAACCATATTTAAAATATACGATGTGCCCGATGAGAGAGATCCTAAAAGAAGATAATTTACCGGGGTTACATCAAAATTAAATAGTTCTGTGTAAGGAGAAAGTAGCATTAAAATCCAACCTACGTGAAAACCCATACACATAGGGCAACTAAATAGTTGGCCCAGCCATCCTTTCGTCGGGCGTAACAAGTCTAAAACTTTTCCGTATACTAGAATTTGAGTGAGCCCGTAGGCACACAGTATAAAATATAATAGTTCCATTACATTAAATCCTCCTCAAAAAGAATGCTGGTCCAACGTTGTGTGTTGCCCGAGCCGGCCAATGCTTTAGATACAATTTGAGAAGTTTTTTTTATAAATTCCATACTATCTGCGCCGGCTTCAAACAAATTTCCTATAGCGTCCATACCAGGAACATTTGCCACATCTGCTTCCCTTGCTAGATTCATAAAGTATGTAGATACGTTACCAGAAGCCTCTGCACCTTTGGTTAACTCGTTAATGCCTGCCCCAACAGTAATAATAAAAACCATAATACGAGCCATTAGATCAATTTTTTCCTTCAATTCTTCTTTTTTGGTTGGGTCTGTAACAAGTTTATCAACCAACTTCATGGCCACCCGATTAAAGCCGCCCGTAGCCAATGCCTTGGCGGTTTCTTCTAAAAAACTAGCAAATTTCTCCAGTGGGATTTCCACATTAGCAGCAGGAGAAGCTGGATCAAGTGCCCGTTCCCATTCGCGCTCACGACCTGCGATTCCCATCTTAATAAAAACATAGTTAGCAATTTTCGCCACAACTCCTGTTGCTGTTAAAAGACCAATCGCCTTAACCCAAAGGACAAGAACAGCGCCCATCGCCAATGATTCGTTTAACTGTTCGGCCTCCGCTAAAGTTTTTTTCTCTAGGGCACCTTCCTCTTCGTTGTCTCTCTTTTCTACCTCGGCATCAACTTTATCTTCAATGTCTTTCATTGCTTGTTCGAGGGCATCACTGACTAAATCTGCCACCTCATTTTCACGCAATAGTTGTAACTGGTCTGTGTGATAAGAGCGCCAATTCTCCATTATCAATTTCATTTCAGACATAGAAGGCTCCTAAATCGTATACAGATAACTTAAGGAATATGGATCCCTAATATATCCAGGACGAATAGATCCTTGTTCAGAACGCTGTGGCACCTCTCCAAGTTCGGTGGAATCAGCCTTATCCGGGTGGACAAGCTCATCATCGGCCATAGAGATAAAGGCTTCGGTGGATTCGAAGTAGGGGCGCTCTTCATCAATAAAATTAGAAATATTTATCAATGCCAGCTTGGGTGTGCTGAGATTTTCAGCACTAGTTTCCTCCATGAGTGCCTCGAAAGCACCATAAAAAGCCCCCCCTTGAATAGAATCAGCTATAACAAGGCCTTTTTTGCGTAAGTGGGCAAACAATCTGTTCTGGGCACCATACACCAAGTCGTTCATGGTCTCTTTAGGGAAGGCCGTGATTTTATTGTTCTTAGTAGAAAGGACAATATCGATATCCCCGTGATCAAAAATCATTAAATCGCCGTTCATGCTTTTGCGCACATCTAATTCTAAACGAACAGTGGCTTCGGGCGAATCTCCCTTTCCAATTCTAACTGTGATTGCCATCTGAATAGATTTCCTTTACGAGACTTTGAGTTTTTAAAATGGTTAAGAGCACTTCATCATCCACCGGCGCATTAGAGAACTCGCTAAGGCGTCCTATGATCTCTTCAGTTTTCTGGAGCATGTCTTTGTCATTCTTGATATCCTCCACCGTTCGGGCGCCCTCCAATTGAGTCTTTAAGCGCGCGATTTCTTCATTTAAGAATATCTTCAATTCGAGAGCGTTGTCGGCGAACGAAGAAATATAATAAGTTAAGAGTTCCTTTTGTTCGGCTAGCAAATCTTTATCGTATTTATTATTAAACTTTTGAGTAAAAGCACGCACCACTACATGGTCTATTTCTGACTGGTTATCGCGGACAACCGACGCATTCATCATGTTCTTAACGATTTCATTTTCTAATATAACTTGATGTTTGGGAGAGATCTTATCGGAGAAAATTTGTGCTATGGAAGCCAAAGATTTATAATTAGGAACAAAGTTGCCAAAGACTCTGGGTTCTAATTCTTTATTGATGTCCCGGATGAGTTCGCTTTGTTCGCCGAAGAGACCTTCAGCGTCTAATAGTCGATTGGCCATTTTGGCTTCTCTTAAAATCTTTTCCGATGTTTCCTTGTCCAAGCTTTGATTTTCATACAGAGAACGATGACACTCTAAGTCATGTCTTAAAAGGCTTCCCTCTTTAAAGTGTTTCTTGATAATTCTCACGGCTGTGTTACAGCGTGCAGTGTCTTTCTTCAGCATTGCTACTGTCGCTTCTCTAACCAGAGCTTCATAAACAAAGGCCGAATTACGTTTTTTATTATGTCGTGTCTTCATGTGTTTGCTCCGTAGGGGTTTCACTCTTTTGTTCTAATTCCATAATTAGTTTACGCGTAGATTCATTTATTTGGAATAGCTGATTTTCTTCTAACAACTCTCCTGTTTTATAAATAGGTTCTTCTTCTTCATAAATACCTGTTGATGCGCCGCCCATTTTTACCAATGATTGCAGGTCGCCCATTCCAGGGGTAATATTCCGAGCGGATGAACCTCCCTTTTCCCGATTATATTTAGCGGCATTAGAGCGCGTTCTGGCGCCGGCGGGCCGTTGATCGACCTTCTTAGGATAATAGACTTTGCCTTTAGCCCCAGGTGTAAGACGTGGTTCATTTCGAGATCCAGGGGGAACTGCCAGAAGGGCGGTGTCTTCGGCGCCTTCGTCGCCACCCGCTTCTGCTGCGGGCATCTCTTCGGGCCCTCCACCCAAGTCTCCTCCAAGGTCGCCTCCAAGGTCTCCTCCAAGATCACCCCCAAGGTCTCCTCCCATGTCGCCACCACCCATGCCCCCTTCTGCAGCGGCTGCTTCTGCCACTTGTTGAAGTGCTGCATCGTGCTTCCGATCATAATACATTTCGCGTTGGTTGCGAATGAAGTCTTCGTGAGACATCCCAAAGATGTGTTCAGTAACCCAGCGGCGAGAGAAGAAGCCTTCTGTAGCGGCTCCCGCGATATCGAACTTCTGCTTCCACGTTTCGATTTCTTGAAGCTCTGCGATCTTCGAGGGGTTGTTGAGGGTTAAGCTGAAGCTTAATAAGTCGTCCCCTCTGAAACCTAGGGTATAGAGATGGATGATTCCAATCTTTGTAAGTTCTGCGATGATGACTCGTTGTAGTCTCTGGATGGTTCTTGCAAACCGCATGTCTTTCTGGGCCAGAGTGGTTTTATCTTCTTCTCCTCCCTCTCCCATCGTTAAGTAGGATTGAGGAATCTTGAGTGCGGAGAAAAGCTTGTCACGTAAATACTTGATATCATCAATCTGGGTAATGTTTTGTGCGCCGGCGAGCGACGTAATGTCTGTTGCGGAACCGGGACGAATAGGAATGAAGTAATCTTCCTCGATGCTCATAGGATTGTAGCGCAAGTCGACTTGTCCTGTGGAGGGATCCACAATTGTGTGTCGCTTAAGGTTACTTACAATCTTTTGCATGTACTGCTCTACGTCTTGTGGGGGAATGCCACCAACGTCAATCTTAAAGACGCGTCGTTCAGACGAACGGATAACACGGTATGCCATCATGGCGTCTTCCATAAGCACTAGCTGCCTCCAGATGCGTCGTGCTGGTTCCAAAATTGATGTACCATATGGAGAATACTTATCATTTCCTAGGACTCTGAAGTGGGCAATTTGCCAGTTCTCAAAAGTCATGCCGGCAGAGTTCCACTGATATTGAACGTAGTTAGGATTGGTAGAGTCTTGTCCTTCGAGCCTTTCAATTTCTTGAGAGGGAAGGGCGATGACCGACTGGACGCCATATTTTTCATCTACGTCTAGGTAGAGAAAGAAGTCGCCATACTTGCACATGGTGCGCGCCCAGCCAAAAAGGTTATACTTGAGATTAAGTATGCTATCAAAGAGGACACCGAGCACAGCTTCAATTTCTTCATTGGGGCAGCGAATGTTTAACATGGGTCGTAATTCAGAATAGGTGGTCATCTCATCTGCGTAGATGTCTAGAGTGGATGCAATCTCCGGCATGTACTCCATCTGGTCAAAATCAACATAGCGCTCAGAACGGCGCTGGTTTGCGATTGCGTTTGCGCCCAACTCGTTGAGCGGGTTGTGCATCGTCTTTTTAAACTGTTGTCCCGACGCTGACTTGAATCTAGATGAAAACTTATCTAGATGTTGGCGTCTAATTCTGCGTCCGGACTGCGAACGGTAACTAACAATAGGGCCTGAGAAAAGTCGGGTTAGAGCTTTAAACAGGGTGGTGTTACTATTAGCGGGGTTTTTCTTGGGGTCTGCCATTTATAATCTCACTTGATAATCCATTTGTATTGGGCATAAAGTTTTTCTGCTTCGCTCATTTTATCAAAAACGTTATCCTTCTTGTATCCATGCTGCCCACTAATGCGTGTGTTCATGGTTGTCTTGGTGGTGATGATGGCATCTACAAAAGCTTTTTGATAGTTCAGATCACGAGCGTTTGCTTGAATAGCCGTGTCGCGCACCCAACAACCAATCGCCAAGGCCATAATTAAATCATCATTATAACCTTTCATGGCTTGGGGTTTGCCATTTTTCCAAATAAAAGTTTTCATTTCATTAACCAGACGCGATGAATACACTTTAATTAGTTTATTTCTTATAAACTCTTCTAATTTTGCAACTATTAGGGGTCGCGTTTTCATTGTGGTGGTGAAGCCGGCGATAGCAGAAGAGCGAATTTCTGCTTGGTGTTGCTCAATGTATTCATGAGTAGACTTAATAGAGTAATATAGATTAGGATAACCGTATTCTGTGAGTTTGTCAAGTACTGTATAGCCAATATTATTATTTTCTACTACCATCATGGCATTTCCGAACTCTCGGCCGACTTGATTGAGCATGTTGGCATATAAGTCTGGTGTTAGTTTTCCTTGGTACTCTCCGATGATTTCTAGGGTCTCCAATTTAATAATATGAAAAGTAGAAAAGTCAGCACCATCGCCGCGGGAGACATCCACCACCATTAAATAATTGCAGGTTGGATCAAACTCTTCCCAAATCCAAAAATTACGATCAAAACCAGTACGATGTAGAGGCTCTCTAACTCCGGACAACAACCACTCCATGCAGTCGGGGTCAATCACAGTTTCACCTGACGTGTTGAAGTTGCATTGGAGTTCTTGGGCAATTTGCCGGCGTGACATGTTTTTGGTTTCTTTTTGATACCACACGTCATCTCGTTCGGGGTGTACATCCCATGGAAGCGTTGTAAGATTAAAGTTGTTGGCGCCGGCCGCGGCATCGATACAGGTCTTGTGAAACCAATTTCCTACTCCGTTAGGGGTTGACAACGCAATACATCGACCACCAGTCGAGAGGGTGGGGTATAGACCGGTCCATAGTTCTTCTAGGTTTTCAATGTGGGCAGCCTCGTCTAACACCAACAGCGACAGGGCTTCCGAACGACCAGCATCCCCAGAGGTAGAAGCTGCTTTGATTGAGGAACCATTAGAGAGTTCAAAGGAAGTACGATTATCTACACTGATAGTGGAAATCTTTATCCAATCTGGAAGCTGGCGCATGATACCCTTCACTTTCTTTACGAGGTTTCCGGCCGTCGCAAACTTAGTGGCCATAACCAAGATAGCCTTATCGCGGTGGAACAGCATCATCCACACAACGTAGCCAGCGGTGATAGTTGAAATGCCAAGCTGTCGGGCTTTCAAAATGACGTTAAAGCGGTAATCATTAAAATCAGTCAGAAGTTCATCTTGGAAATCATATGTATCAAACAAAATGAGGCCATGCATCGGATGGGAGATGCGCGCATATGTTTTAAGAAAGTAAGACGGATCTTTCCCGCATTTCAATATCTCTTGGACTTGTTGCTTCTTGTCTAATTGAAAGCTCATTCATCATCTGCAAGTTCTATTTCGACTTCCTCTTCGTCTTCAACGTCATCGCTCACGCCGCCACTTATATCAACGTTGAGTCCAGCAGCAGTCATTACGTCGTGGAGATCCGCGAGTACTCGGTTAGCCTTTCCTTCAAGATCTTCGCCTTCATCTTCGTAATCAAGTTCGCCGGGATGTGTGTGAGATTCATCTCCCTTGTGTCCTGTATAATCTTCTTCGCCGGGTCGAGTGCGAGACTTTTCATCCTTGCCCATTCCCCAATCTTTGTCATGAGCCTCGTTGGTTGCGTGAGCAACTTCTTCCATAATAATCTCTTTAAGTCGTGCAATTGAAATCTTCATGAATCTTTTTTCCTTGTATCGTTACTGGGGCGCTTGCCTTTCCAATCGCCTAAATCTAAAAATTCTTGCCAAGTCCTTTCTACTCTATTACGAGAGGGTGCTTCGATATGCATCTCGTCATCCAGGCCGCCTACTTTGTAGTGTTGTTTCGCTTGAACCCACGTCCGGACTCGGGAAGAGTTTTGAACAAGTACGTCGATTTCACCCTCGGTTGTTAAGGTGACTGAATCGCCTGTAATCTTTTTATATTCTTTCTTCAACCAACCGGCGATGTCGGCGATGCGTTGTTCCATTTCCGTCTCAAAGCCAGAAGCGTATACTTCTTTTAGTTGAATCTCGGATTGATAACTTAAGCACATCATGTTGCCATAAAACTTTACATTAAAGCCGTCCATTACGCGCTGGTCGATAAGGGCATCTCCCTCTTCTCGACGCAGGATTCCGGGTTTAGCGGGTTCATAGTCTTCACCCAGAGCGCCATCATATGCATTAGCGGCGGCTTGCGCTAAGCCTTGTACAATTTCATAAATACTTGCCATTATTTCTGTGTTCCTTGTGTAGCGGCTTCGGGGGCTGCCTGTTGTTGTTTGGGGACCAGTTGACGTTGGAGGAGTTGAACCACGCGTTGGAGGAGTGCTTTGCTAGCATTAATGTCCACGCCGGGTACTTTTGCCAAGTTCAACAAAAACTGGTCGACCTGATCTATAATTCCCTGCTCTTGTGGGGTTAATTCTCCCGTTACATCTTGGCGGCCTTCCTTGCCTGCACGGACAAAGCTAGAAGCGCTCATACTTTTTTGTGTTAACCGAGCGGGCTCTTCTTGTTCTGCTAGCAGTTGCACAATCATTTCCTTCAAGTCAGCTTTAGTTATCCTCATTTGGTCTCCAGCCTTTTTCCCATCTTTCTTCTCTGCCTTCTACGTATCGATCATAACAACTATAGCAACAATCAAATTTGAGAAGACAAACATCGTCTGTCGCTTTTCTAGCGAGAGAAGAACAAACAGGACAATGCCGTAAAGAATCTCTATTAAATAGTTTCTTTGCAACCTTTATACCATTTACATCTATTTTCTCTTGGAAGGCTTCGTGCTTGGTATTCTTCTTATATAATTCCCGCATCTGTTCGAGGTATTCTTTTTCTTTGGTCTCGTCCCAATTTGCGCGGGGGTTTTGAACAGTCTCGCTTCCGTACTTCTTAGCAATGGCTTGTTCGATAGCGGCGATTTTGTCAAAATCTTTTTCACTCATTGAACACTCGGTAAGCCCCATAGGTAACAACTGCACCCACCACTACTCCACCTGCGCCCCACAGCCATCCATTGCTCGGAGACTGGCGTAGTAGGGATGCCTGGAGTTCTTCAATTTCTTGATCTTTCTGAAAGATTATCAGTGTCATTTCCTCGTGCAGAGCCGTATATTGAATCTCCCAATTGCGAAGCTGTAACTCATAGTTTGCGGCTTCAACTGAAAGCTCATATTCAATTCGTGCTTGGCATGCAAGGTTGGCGGTTGATTGGCGAGCCATGATTTCGGACAATGCCGGCACGTCAAAAAGCACACCCTCAAACGGGGCACACTGTTGGTGCCCCAGAAAGGTAAACTGGCCTGTGTCGGCTGCTTGAGCGGGCCCGGCCAACGTTAATAATAGACTAAGGAACATAATCAAATCCGTACATTAACATTATTGTCTCCGCTAGTTCTTCGGGGTCTTGAGAGAATTGTCTTCCGTATTCCTCTCTTCGACTCTCGATCACTTCTAGCAGTTCTTCTTGGCTCTCTCGATAGTCTCGTTCTACTTGATCTAAGGTATCTTTGTAGACCTGTAGCGAGTCTTCCATATCAGCTAGTTGCTGCTTGTGAATTTCTTGCAGGCCTGCGATTTGTGCCTGTAGGGACTGTTCGGATGCTTCGTATGCTGCTTGCATCTGCTTATGGTCATAGCGCATCTTTCCCATCACCACCAGGGACAAGACAGCGATTAAAATGCCTTTCCAATTCTTAAGTAGGAATTGCACTACTAACTGTTGCGTGGTCACTTGAGGCCCTTCAGTCTCTCCACCACATCTACGACCCCTTGTGTGCCGATAAAGATGCTCGAAATAATAACCCAGTCAGCGCTGGCTAGATAGCCGCCGAACGCTAACGCAGACGCAGTAAGCCACACTAGAAGCTTACGTGATGTTAACTTCATCAACCAAGTGTCGATGAATCCACTTTGCTCTTCCATGTTCTCTCCTACAGCAACCAGTGAGCAACGAGTACGCCGTCGAGCCATACTAGAGCTACGAGCAGCCACCAGCTACGGCGCCGAGCGCCATCGGTAATTTCGTGCCAGACGGACCAGCCGGTATCTAAAACTGCTCTGGCGACATTGCCGGCTGCAGTGACAACACTGTCCCATACTTGTGTTAATAAACTCATTTTACTTTCCTCTCTTTGTTTGTGATTCTTTCATCGGGCCATGACACATTTCTTCTGCTTCTGCTTTTGATAAGCCCTTTTTTCTTTCACTATCCGGTAAATTTGCTTGCGCGCACATATAGGCACGCTGTTTTTCTGAATGGACTTCGGCTAAATACTTGTCTATCTCTTCTTCAATGTATTTTTGGAGTGGACCTTCGGCCATGCGTTTCTGTGGCGCAGGATCAAGCCTTCCTTGCCCAAGGCCTCTAAGCTCTTTAGCCATCACTTCTACATCATCCAATGTAAAATCATGCTTATGCATTAGTTGAACCAACAAAGCTTCTACTTCATAAGAGAGTCCACGCGTAAAATAACGGATGGCACTTAACTCTGCGTTGGTAACTTCTGACAACCCCATTTTTTTCATGGCCTTCTTGAGGAACGAAAGCTTGCCGCCCGGCTCTTTCATCGGCTCCGTTTCAGAAGCCATGGCATTGTTGTAGAGTTGCCATGCAACGATATCAATTTCGTCAGGACCAACCTTAACATTAAAACTGGCTAGGAGCTTGATGGCTTCACGACGATACTCACGCGGTGGGCGTTGCTTGACTGGTTCCGCATCTTTAGCAGCCTGCCATTCGCCGGGACCGCCGCCAGGAAAAACAGTGTCCGCCTCAATATCGCCCGGCTCTCCGGTGGGTTCTTCATATTCATCTTCTGCCTGTGCAGCTAAAGACCTGTGAGGATCTAAAGCTTCCTCTAGTTCTTCCTTGATGATATTCATTAATGTGGCGTAGGTAATTTTCATTTTAAGAGCCCGGCTTTCCAATGCTGACATCAGCTGCTCGTCGACTGCCGCGGCCTAACACTCGTTGCGCCACGCCGATTGAGGCGGGATCATTGCCGGTCAATGCGGCAGTCAAATAATCAATACTTAAATCGATGAGTCCCAATGCTTCGACGACATCTTCCAGTAATTCTTCAATCTTTGCGGTAGAAACCATTTCTTGTTCTGCTAGTACCTGAGCCAGTTGAGCCCGTGCGTACTTTTCTAAGAGAACGTTTTTAAGTTCCTGGGTTGCCATTTCTGTCAATTTTGCTTCATTAATTACCATGGGCACTCTTCTCCTAATTTAACGGGCGGGTGTGGTTGATGCGGGATTCCAATGCGTTCCATCTCATTCAACCTTTCATGTGTTCTGTGATGTCCACAACACGCGACTGCTAAAGCAAGCAATGCTAGCCCAAGAGCCAGCACATCCAATCGACATAATTTTAAGAGCTTTTGTTTCATTGTAATCCTGCCCATATTAATACTATAATTAGTGCAATGATTGTTCCAAATGCTACACCCGAACCAAGAATGTCGGTCCACTTAATTCCGCGCCATTCGAGCCAGTGATTTAGTTTATTCCAAAGTTTCATTAATAGTCTCTCGTCGTAAGATCTTGTGCAGCCTGACCAGGAGACAATCCAAGGAGCCACATATCATAAAGATTAATATCAGAGGGCATCTTATCTGCTGTTATACTTTCTCCTGTAATCTGTTCGATGTGTCCGTCGATGCGGGAGACCCATTGAGCAAACTCACCAAGGCTGCGATTCATATTAGTTTTCTGACTCTTCTCGTGAGCATCACCGTACCTATCTGGAAATGGTCCTGAAGCGCCGCCATATGCTTCTTCAAGCTCTTCTTTAATAATCTGTTTAAGTTGGGATTTGGATAGTTTCATTTACACTGCTCCCCATAAATACCAGCCTAGACCCACGCCAATCGCGAACGAGGCGCCTTTAGCGGCGGCGAATAAAACGTAATCTTCTAGCGTGCCTCTTAACAACATAAGCTGTGTGGCTCTTTCCCACGTCATTCTCATTAAATCTCTCGGGCTCATTTGTTATTTTCCTTTGGGTAGCCCATTCATACATAGTATGGCAACGAGCCCAGGTACGTTATCATTAATGTAAACGCCTGAAAAAAGTGTCTCGGTTCTTCCGCCGACATATCCAATCGCAGCATCCATGTGCTTGCTGATTTCTGGATCGTTTGCCATTGCAGACGAAACAACCAGAAGCAGTGCGCCTGTCTTTGGCTTTCCTTTCGCCGGGGGGCACGGTGAACGCTTCATGCAATTCTGAAGAATCATCGAACCCAGGTTGGGAGTGGCAGGATCCTTAACCATTGTCGAACCAATAAACATTCTTTGTGGCGTTCGCAAACATCTTTCGAGATCTTTTGAATCAAAAGATTGAATCGGTGACTTATCTGAAGATAGCTTTAATACTTGTGTCCACAGCTTTGCGAATGCGGTATTGGCTGCGGGAAACAATCCAAGCATTCCAACTTTGCCGCGGAGCAACTTAACTTGACGCTCGTTATCTAATACAACGTGCGTGTGCTCTGAAACATCATTAAGGAGTGCGAGCGCATTTCTGCTAATTGTCGGGTTCAAGCATTCTTGTGCGGTCGGCCAAGAGGTGAGATACACAACTTCCCCTTCGGCTTGAACAGATTTCAGATATCGTTCAAACACGCCGTGTAGGGAAGCGACGGCAGAACCAGTTCCACCGCCGCCCCCAGCGCAAACGAACAGCCAGTCAACTTTGCCTAATTTTGTGCGGAGGGCATCTTCTACGACCGTACTGTTTGCATCAAACACAGCTTTTCCTAAATTCACATCTTTTCCAATGCCATCGGCATCGGGAATCAAAACCACATGCTTATCATCCACATCGCTAGGAACATCTTTAGCAGTGGTATTGACAAGCAAAGTCCTATTGTAACCAAGATCGAGAAAGGCTTTGGCCATCTTGCCCCCACCTCCCCCTACGCCAATAACTGCGCAGTTCAGCGATGCGGGAACAGTGTTCTCCGGAAGCAAGTTCTCGTGTGTTACTTCTTCATCGTCACCATAATGATCGACGAAATCAAAATCGTCAGTTGTGGTGGTTGTGGGGGTGTCGAGAGCAGGCGGGTTTACTTCGCTAGCTGTCTCGGCAAAATCAAAATCGTCAGGGTTGCTCATTTAAATCTCCATTTTACTGATTAACTTTTGCGTAACCTTTTTTCTTTTCTATTACAATCTGCATATCAACACAATCCTTCAGAGAGTCCAAATGCGAGATCAATAGAACATTCTTAAAATATACCTTAATTAGTTCCAAGATCCTAATAAAACCCTCCATATTTTCTTCGTCCAATGCGGTGCCCGGCTCATCGAGGATAAACAAGTCCGACTTTGGAAGCGAAGAAACACTCAATAAGGCCAACCGAATGGCCATAGCGCCCATTGTTTTTTCGGCGCCTGACGCCATTTCAATGGGTCTTTCGTCGTGTTTGGGGTGCTTAATAAATATGTCAAGTTTGTTACCACCTGTCTCGAAAAATACTTCGAACTCAACAATGTTGGCAAGAACTTTTGCAATCTCTTGATTAATCACTGGAATCTTTTTCTTAATAATATCGTAAGCAATTCCGTTCGGGTGCATGCATTGCATCAGCATATCATATGCAGCGTAGTCGTTCTGTAAGTCTTTATACTCTTGCTCCTGGTTCTGCAGAGAGGTCACCTTTTCTTCATAAGAACCGATCTGTTTCACAAGCTCTAGGGTCTCTTCATCACAGTCCTGAATTTTATTCTTTTTGGTCTCGATCTTATTCTCATAAGTCTTGTGATCGTTAATCAATTTTTCTAGTCCATCAATAACCTTTTTGTTTTGCTTGTACTCTTTCACCTTGGCCTTTGTCTCGGCCAACTCTAAATCTGTGGAGGCTTTTGTGCTTTTGTTGCGCTCGCACTCTAACAATAGTTCGGCCACTTCAGTCTTTAGTTCTTGAATCAACTCTTGCATCAGACGATATTCTTCAATCTTCTCTGCATTCTCAGGGGGATCTAATTTCTCTAAGCGTTGCAACGCGACGTGAAGGTCTTCCTCGATACCCGGCTTATTGGCAACATCGATATAGGCATCTTTAATAAAATGACAAGAAGGGTACTGATCGCCACAAGGGATGCTTTTAAGAAGCTGTTCCTTTTTGGTAATCTTTCTTAGTTCATCTCGAAGGTTTGCAATGCTGTGGTCTAGCACATCAATCTCTGCTTTGTCTTCAGTTAGTTGGCTCAAATCTATAAGTTCTAGAAGACCTTCAGATATCTCAATCTTCTGTCGTTTAAGATCGATATCTGTTTCTTGAATAGCAATCTTTTCTTGCAACATCTTGGAAAGATTTTCTTTCTCTTTTTGTGCACTCAGGGTTTTACTAATATCCACAAGCTTACCAGGGATAGAATTAATTTTATCATCAAGACGGCGCGCGCCTTCATTCAAAATCTTTAGCTCTTTGCGATACTTTTCACATGTTGCTTGATTTGTCTGCGCTTCTAATCGCAAGCCTTCAAGATTTAAAGAAAGATCGTTTAGCTCTGTGCTATAATCTCGATTTTCATATTTCTTAAGAAGTGCTTTCGCTTCCACAGAGTCATCTTTGGCCATCTTAAACTTCTGTTCAAACAACTCCAAGTCCAAAAACTTAGCAATGATTTCCTTGCGACGGGTCGAACCCTCATCAATAAAGCCCAATGCGCCGTGCTGGCTGGCCAGTGAGGACACCAGAAAATCATCCATGGACCCGAAGTGCTTTCGAATATTTGCGTCGGTCTGATTGCGTGTGGTGCCATTTAAGGATGTGGTTTCATCTGTAACAGGATCGTAAACTTCAAAGTTCAAATCCGTTTTGGCCTCCAAAGTCTCGACTCCCTTTAAGCGCTTTGTGTATTTTTCAGAAATGCGCTCGATTGTATATTTCTTGTGACCGATCTCGATTTCTAATTTACCCTTGCACGATTCTTGATGTTGATTAATAACGTTAAGGTTTTTGCGCTCGTTCTTGCTGGTCGTATTAAACAGCGTGTAGAGAGCCGCGTCTATAATGCTGGACTTGCCGGAGAAGTTCTTTCCGAAAACTCCGACGATTCCATTTAGCTTTTCAAAGTCAATAGAGTTATCCGTACCATAGTTGAAAAGATTATCCCATTCAAAGGATTTGATCTTCCAGTTTACGTTCCGAGAAATCTCTTCTCCATCCTCAATGATTTTGTTGTATTTGCGATTAAGAGCAAACACTCTCTCCAACGTCTCCGAATCTGACTGATAATCAGAAAGAAACTCATCGATTAGCTCTTCTTGAACCTTAATATCTCGCAGGTTTTCTGTCTTAATACCATCTGTGAGATCTTCAACGCTACCTCGAATTCCTTCGGCGCGGTTAAGAAACACAATACTCTCGGGTTTAAATCGATGTTTGGCAATATCCATTGCTCGTCGCATAGTATTAAGCGGAAGGTTGTTGACACTCACCAAGCGCAAGCGGGCGCCCATGGGCACCTGAATCTTGCGGGGCATTCGTCCTTTTAGTGTGAGAGGAATCGTAAAGAATGGCTTGGGGTTTTTAAAGACCAATGGCTCAATGTTCCATTCGTCTTTAGAGTCAATCTCCCAAATCAACATACCTTTATCGTTGCTCTCGCCATGGTTTTGTTGCACAGTCGAGCCGCAATACCAAATGCGTCCTTCCTCGTCAAGATACTGACGACGATGAATGTCGCCAAGCATGGCGAAGTCAAACTCATCAAAGATAGAAAGGTCGTCTTCACCGAAACTCATTGTCCAGTTTGTATCAGTTTTACAATTGGAGATAGAGCCGTGGTAGAGCGCGATGTTAATTTTATCAGGATTGCTCGGGGGAATCCAATTATCTCTATCAAAAACAGAGAGAACGTTCAAACAGAAATCATCTGTTAGGTGCTCCTCACCAGAGTTCTTTAAGAGGTGCAGTGTCGACAAGTCAAGCGCATCGACAATCGGTGTCAGCGCGTCCTGGCGACTGCTATTCTTTAGGTTGCCGTCATGGTTTCCTAGAATGATATAGGTTGGCGCAATCTCAGCGAGACTGCGAAAAAAATCAGAACACATCTCAACAAACTCTGGTGAGATCTGTGTCTTGGTGTGGGCAATATCCCCACAGTGTATAAT